AACTTGCTGGTCTGGGTGTTCAGGACATAGGTCACATCGGGGTTTACGGCCGTAAACGGGAAGGTGATGACGGCCAGCGTCTTTTCCTCCCATACCGTGACCGACCAGCCATACGGCATCGACTCGGTGACGTTGCGCCAGTCATCCTCGATCGGACGGGAAATGGCGGCCAGGTTGATGCTGTCGCGATCGCGCTGGAGAACCTGGGAGAGCGGAATCAGGCCAGCTTCCGTGCAGATTAGAATGTCACCGCCCGCCTGGATGAATGCATTTTTGCCGAGCGGCTTGGAAATCTTGTAGATGCCCTTGAGTCCAAACTCCGTTGCTATGGACGGATCGTCGCCGCCATAGACCGCGATTTCGCCTTCGGTGCTCATGAAGCAGCACAGCACATTCTGCCCGTCGCCACTTTCCGGCGACCAGGTAAAACCGGTCAAGAGTCCGCCGCCCCGTTTCATGACGCCACCGAGCGGAAACACCGCCGCGGCACCACCGATCGAGTTCACACCGAGATAATAGGCATCCATCGTGCCGCTCTTGATCAGGAACTGCCGCTGCCTGAACAGGAACGCCGCGCCGATCTGGCTGGACAGCGTGGCGTCGGTAAAGGTGATGGCCGGCGTCGTGCCCCACGCCGTGCCGTCATAGACGCGGCGGTCGTCGGTGCCGTTAAAGGCGCACAGGAACGAGCCGCCCGTCGTCGTGTGCTGGAACGTCATCCACTCGCCGCTGGTCAACCCCCCGACCTGCACCGGGGTCGTGGCGGGCGGTGCCGGCGGGCTGGAAATGTCGTAGATGGCGGTGGCCGTCGCCGCGAACATCTTCTGGTTGGCACCGAACTTGTAGGTAAACATTGAAACGATCGGCGCCGGATTGACCAGCACCGCCCGCTTGACCGAACCGCCGCGGATGCGCAATCCGGTCAGCGTCGGGATCCAGTTGGTGGCGATCGATGCTGACCCCTCGCTGGCCTGCGCCATGCTGACTGAGGTCACCAGCCCATTGACCGGCGACGGATAGACCAGCGGCTGCGATGGCTGCGTAACCTTCGGCAGTTCCTTGCTGCGATTGGTCGCGAAGACGCGCGCGGGGCGGACCATGAGGTCTACAGGCGGCATCAGGTGATCCCCCGATCCGCCTTGATCTCGCTCGCCAGGATGGCCTCGAACTCAGCCAGGTCATCTACGTAATCCAATCCCTTTTGACGCTTCCAGCGCCACACCATGCCCTTCACCAGCAAATCCTCGTTGAACACCGTGGTGTCGTCGTCGCTCTGGAAGGCGGGCCGGTAGTCAGTGCCGTTGACCTGGACGACGAAGTGGTTGGAGACATAGTTCAGGGTGGCGTTTTCGGCCGCAGAGAGCGGCACGATGTCAACCGTTCCCGCCGTGCGGTAATAATAGGGCTGCGTCGAGCCGACCCGCCTCAAAGTCTCCCATTCGCCGGTATTGGTGATCGGCCGGACAAACACCCCCAGCGCCGAGACAATCATCGCGCCGGGAACCGGCCGGTGATAATCCTCCGGCAGCGTATAGGGCGAAGCCTCGATGCTCGCCGTCTTGACCAGCCGGTTCCAATCGACCCGGTGGGCGATTTCCTCACCGGCTTCCTGCGCCAGCGTCTGCATGGTCTTGGCGTCCGGATTGGTCGTGCCCGCCACCGCCGCAAAGCGATCGAGGCTCACAAGGTCGGCAACCTCATTGATCGAGGAAAGCAGGCTCATGGCGTTAAGTCCCTGTTGACGACGCGGGCGCGACCCCAGCGGGCGTTTTCATCGTTCAGCATGACGGTCGAAATGGCTGAGTCCCGCATTGTCTCCGCCGCCTTGTACAGTTCCGGGTTCTTGGCCCAGATGCAAATCTCGCAAACCAGCGAATACAAATAGACGTTGTAGTCCAGATCAAGCAGCCAGTTGGTCGGAAGTGTCGTAGGAAAGCGGCGGGATCTTCGCATAGTAAGTCAGCGTCAGGTCGCCGCTCCACGGGCTTCCGAGGCTGGCAACCGTGTTGCCGCTGATGACGAAATTGGTCTGCCGAATGTCGCCGGCGACATAGGTGCGGGCCTCGAGGAAATCCCAAGGCAGTGTCGCCACGCCATCGACCACCGGCAGGACTGCCGTCTTTTCCTGGTAGGCCGTCCTCAGATTGCGGTTGAGCTTCGCCTCGGCAAGGCGCAGCAGCACCGGGAAGATCGAGGCGGCGTCATTGCGGCCGGCATATTCGCCGGCATTGATGAGAAGGTCCGCATAGTTGGTGTCGGACGGATAGCTGGACGACGGGTCGTCGGGGCCGCTGATCGGGCCGCTGGTTGGGATTGTCCAAGGATCAAGCTCGGCCATTACACCCACGCGCTCCCGTTCCAGACCTTTGTCACCTTGGTGACCCAGGCGCTGCCAGACCAGACCTTGACCGGCTTGGTCACCCATACCGAGCCAGACCACACCTTGACCGGCTTACCCGCCGCAACAACAGGCTTAAGCGCAATCAGAAAGGCCGTCCACGGCGTTGTCGAGCCGGTCACCACCTGAGTTCGATTGCCTGTCGCCCCAGCCGATGCAATCGCCTGATCGGACCAATAGGTCAGGTTGTCGTACCGCTCCGTCATGCCAGTCGGCGGCGTCAGGTTGCCGAGCGCCTCCCAGTTGTTTCCGGTGTAGATCAGCCGGGTGTCGGCGACCGTCGTGGTGACCCCCGTCGCCGTCGCCGTGTTGCCGCTGCTCGCACTGTTGCCTGAAGAGACATCGACCGGATTGCCGCTGGCGATGCAGCCGGAATAGGAGGCGATGACCGCCTGATTGTTGTTCGTCTCGGTGAACGTCCAAGTGTAGTTCGCGCCCTCGCTCGACGCCCGCTTCCACCAGACGGAAGCCCGCGCATAGAGGGTGTTGGCAGCGTCGAAGACGGTTTGGTAGGTGGCGATCTGTGCCCAGCCGGACGGTGGGGTCGGAGCCGAGGTGGCGCTGCCCGCGCGGACCTGCACCAGAAACGCCACCATAATGTCGCCATCCACCGTGCCGGTCGGCTTGGCACAGGTGACCGATGTCGCCGCCGAGGGGTAGGTGGTGTTGGCAAGGGCGCGGAAAGCTGGAGCGGCCATCAGGTGGTATCAATCCAGACATCGTTGGTGGCCGGCGAGCCGGGAGCCGATGAGGCGACAGTCACCTTGACCGCGAGGTTGGACTTGACGAAGGCGGTGGTGGCGATCTGCGTGGTGTTGGTGGTCGAAGTGGCGGTTGTCGAGAGCGGCGTGCCTGTCAGCGACGGACTGGCGACATCGGCCTTGGCTGACGGCGCAATGGCCGACCATGATGTGAGGTCGGCATCGTAGGCCTGCACCGAGACGCCGACCGCCGCCGTGATGCGGGCGTCGGCAGCGGTGCTGAAATCAGTGACCTGCGACGCCGTGTGTGTATGGCTGGCGGCGGCGAAGGCTGCGCTGCTCTGGCCGTCGAGCAGGTCGGCATCGAGACCGGAGCCAGCGCCATCTACCGTGATCAGCTTGGCCAGCACCTGCGCGGCGGTATCGGGACTGCCTGCTGGGCCTGTTGCGCCATCCGCACCCGCTGGACCTGTTGCACCCGTTGCGCCATCCGCACCCGCTGGACCCTCCGGCCCTTCTGGACCTTCCGGTCCCTCCGGCCCTTCTGGCCCCGCTGGGCCTTCCGGCCCTTCCGGTCCTGCACTGCCACCGATATCAAGCGTCCAGGCAATGCCGTCCCACGTGTACTTGGTCTCGGGTATTGGCTCGTATATCTGTCCGAAGGTCGGTGAACTGGGGAAATCGAAAGCCATGGAGCCTAGCCTTTCCTGTACAGGTGGACGGTGTAGTCCGCCGGGAAGGTGTCGGTCAGCACGCCTCCACCGCTCACCGTGACCGTGCGGCTCTCGTCAATCACTGTCAGAGTCTGGCCCGCCCACGATGGGATCGTAAACGTCGCCGTGGTCGATCCCGGTCGGATGCCCATCGCAAACAGGTATTCATAGGTGTCGTCGGCACGCGTGGTGTAGTGCATCGGCACGCCGTAAGTGCCGCCGCGCGGACCCGATGTCGTGTTGGAAGAAGTCCACGCCGTGACCAGACCCGTGTCCGGGCTGTTGATGGCATCGACCATCGAGTTGATGCGGGCAATCGTCGCCGACACCATCGCCTTCATCGGCGGGTTGTGCAGCATATGCGCGAAGTCGCGCGAGACAGTGGCGTTGCCAAAGCGGTGGTCGAACAGTTCGAAGCCGTTGCAGCCCTCGATGATGCAGGACCACATTGCCTTGCGCACATCGTCGGGGGCCGGATAGTTGGCGGTCTCGCTCGTCGTCTCCACAGCGATAATGATCGGCGTCCTGCCCTCGTTGAGGGTGCGTATCCGCCGCGTGAAGACGGGATACATCCAGATGCCCCAGACATCCTCGGGGTCGTAGGTGGGGGCCATTGTGTAGAAATCACCAGACAGGATATCGCCCAGTTCCGCCCAGCCACGCCACAGTTCGTTGGCGGTCTCCATGTTGGAACCCTGCGGCTGGTGGTAGAAAGTCTGGTTCATGCCGACGACGCGGCCAAGGCCCATGTAGAGGGGGCGTGAACTATCAAACACCCGCACCGAATTGCACCACGTCCTGATGGTGCTGGGCGGCGTATAGGGGGAAGACTGATCCGGCTCATCGATGATGTAGTATCCCGGCACCAGAGCCGCGAAAACCGGGTCTTCCGCCATGGCGCGAATCGAAGCGTGACCTAAACCGTCGGTGGGTATCGACACGTCGGGGTAAACGTCCATTCCCGCCGCCTTGATCGCCGTCACGTACTCCGGCGTGATTGGCGCGCCGATCAGCGAGTTCACGCCCATCGCCGCGTATTCCGCCAGATAAGGCGGGTCGGCGTAGAACACACCAAACACAAACGGGTGATTGGGCCTGCCGTTGACCCACTGGTCGAAATAAGACAATTCGGGATCGGGCACAAAGACGGGTTCTGTGCTGTCCCACTCGACAATCGGATCGATGTAATAGTTGCTGGGGAAGTTGACATTGGGGATCGTCTGCGCGGTTCCCAACAGATAGGCCGAGCCGTTCGTCAAAGTGTTGGAGTTATACGGCAGCACCACAAGCGGTGTAACGACATCGGACCACCAGTAGAACACGTATGTCGAAGCGGCGAAGTCACCCGATGGCGAGTAGTACGATAGCGTGTAGGTGACGTTTGGCTCCAGAGGTATCGGCGCGCTGAAGGTGATGTCACGCCAGCCCCCAGCGTCGGCGACCCACGTCACGGTGACATTGCCGAGATCGCGCGCCGCACCGCCAGATCCCTGCCTGTCCCACAGCCGCACGATGACATTGCCATTGAGGTTGGGAGCCTTGTAAATCCGGCAACTGGTGAAACGCACCGGCCACATGGTCTTGAACTCCAGACCAAGTGTCAGCGGCGTCTCCACGAGGGAGAAAGACGGACCCTTTACGATGGTATTAGTCACGGCACCCCACGATATGCGGGTGCCAAACAGGCTGCGCTGTATGGTGTGGAAGGCCGTCGCCCCGCCGACCGGGAAGGTACTGGCATCCGACGCCGATAGGCCCGTCGGATCGACAACCGAGCCTGTCGCCACTATCGCTGTCGGCAGGCCAGTGCGAACCGCCGTGACGGCATCGGCAATGCCGACTTCGTCGAATCCGGCACCGTCCTCCACCACCACATCGACACCATGCCAAGCGCCCCCAAAC